GACAGCCTCAATCATAGCTTGATTGTTTTTAGTGCTTTTCAGTGCTTCATCTAACAAGCTATTGTGAAACTTTCCACGTTCCTTTTCACGTTCCCATGGTTGGTTAATCATCATACCATTCCTAAAATCCCTTGGATTATATGTTGCGAAGCTGCGCTTCTAGTGTTTCTTGGAATATTAACTAGCCCCTGTAAATCTCTTTGGCCTTGCATACCGCTAACGCTGTTAAGCATTTCAAGTGCTGCCTGTGATGTTTCTGGCTGCCCTTGCAAATGCGGAGGTATAAACTGCGTTGCGTATGGAGCAGTAGTCGGAGGATGTGCAAGAGGGTCAAGAGAAAAATCTGCCATTTTTTTTAACACGTTTTCATCTACGCCTGTTGCGTTTTTTAGCGCCTCTTCTATATCTTCTTTCTTGCTTTTTATTTCATCTAAAATACCCATTTTAACCACCGCCACTCATTGCTGTTGCGCCCAGCGTTAAATAATCAAATAGTCCGGGCTTTCTGGTTGTAGTAGTTGTTGATTGATTAGGTGTTGCTGATAGCGCACTAGACACCAAGCCTATCGTATTTGCTGGGTGTTGTTGATAGTCCGCAAACTGACCTTGTGCTGCATCTATAATCTGCTGATTAAGTAATTGTTGCAAAGCACCTTGCCTTTCTAATCCAGAAACTAATTCTTGACCCTGACCAAACCCAAGATTTGATAACTGACCTAATACATCTGCACCTTTTAATCCTACTCCAGCGCCAAACTGGTCTCCGGCTATTTGGTTTTGAATATCTTGCAAAGCCATTCCTTGAGCTCCGGTGTATCCTTGCTGTCTTAACCTTGCTGCTGTTCTGGCTGCTTCATTTGCAAATGCTTTATTTGTTTCCGCTTCCATTATTCCTTGCCTAGAACCACCAAAAGCTCCGCTAGATTGTGCGCTGGCTCCAACCTTGTTTAATGACATTTGCCTAGCTCTGTCTAAATCCCCCAATGCCATGTTGACCACTTGGTCTTCATAGGGATTCATATATGCACTTAAATTTTGATCTCTTAAAAGAGGCGTATTAGGCGTATAATTAGCTGCTTGTCCCGCTGCATTTACTGCACCTG